GCAGTTTGATATTGTAAATCAATCTAGATCAGCAGGGTCAAATGATAGAATAATTAGAGTTACTACAGAATATTTACAAACTAATCGTCCAGATTTAATTGTAATAGGATGGAGCACCTGGGAACGTGAAGAATGGTTTGCCGAAGGGGAATGGTGGCAAATAAATGCTAGTGGTATTGGTTTTGATTGGCCCGAAGAAATACAAAATAGGTATAAGGAGTATGTAATAAACTTAAATTGGGAAGAGAAAGCAATAGACGCCCATAATAAAATTGTTGCTTTACATCATCAATTAATGGATATTAAAATACCGCATCTTTTTTTCAATACATGCAGTACCTTTAATTATTATAGATCATTGCCTCAAATTGATTGGGGTGAATATTATATTAGACCTTATGATAAATGGAGTTATCAGATTTATTTGGATGAGTTAGGTTATTCAAAATCAAAATGGAATCATTTTCGTGCCGATGGTCATAAAAAATGGGCAGAATTTCTGTTGCCCTATGTGCAAAAATTAATATGATTCAAAATTTTTGGCAAGATAAATTATTACCTGAAGCATGGAGTTGGCATCCTAGAAACTGTGAGGAGCCATATTATGGTGTTGATCGCCCACCCAACTGTGATCAAAATTGGAATATCCCTATCTCATATAAGTTTAACAAAAACGGTTTTAGAACTTATAATTTTGAATTAGATTGTAAAGAAATCAATATTGCACTAGGATGCAGTCAAACATTAGGAGTAGGGTTACCAGTTGAAATGACTTGGCCTTTTTTGATAGAAAGAGAAACAAATACAAAAACTTTTAATTTAGGATTAGGTGGAGCAAGTTCAGACACTGTTGCAAGATTATTAACTAATATTTCTGGCCTGTTTGATATTGCAAATGTTTACATTTTATGGCCATCCGACTGTAGATTTGAAAATTACATCGAAAATGACATCGTTGAAATTTTGCCAAACAGAGCCGCTTTAGAACAAGTTTGGTATATGAATCAATCAAATAGCCAACAAAGATTTTATAAAAATCAAGTGATTGTTCATAATTTACAAAGATTGCATAATTTTAAATTGCATGAATTACATTATGACACAACCAATTGGCGTATTAGGGGCGATCTAGCTAGAGACCAAATTCATAGTGGGTATAAGTCAAATTTAAATTTGGTTAAGTTATTCTTGACCAAGAATGATTAATATGCTACTATTACCATATGAGATACTTACTTGTAGATACCGCCAATACATTTTTTCGTGCTCGACATGCGGCGAGCCGTCAATCGGACACGTGGGATAAGTTAGGATTTGCTATCCATGTTACGCTTGGCTCGGTTAATAAAGCATGGCGTGAGTACAAAGCGGACCATGTCGTTTTCTGTTTGGAGGGACGGTCATGGAGAAAAGATTACTATGAACCGTATAAGAAAAATAGGGCGACGGCCCGGGCCGCGCTTACAGAAACTGAGGCAGAAGAGGATAGGCTTTTTTGGGAAGCTTTTGACGAACTTAAGAATTTCCTGTCTGAAAAAACTAATTGCACCGTTCTCAGACATGATAATCTCGAAGCCGATGATCTTATTGCCGGATGGATACAATCCCATCCCGGTGACGAACATATTATTATCTCGTCGGACACTGACTTTCACCAATTGCTGGCAACTAATGTTCGGCAGTACAACGGAGTTGCGGATGAGTTACACACCCTTGACGGTATATACGATAAGAAAGGTAAATTAGTAATTGATAAAAAGACTAAGGAACCCAAGTGTATCCCTGATCCGCAGTGGATCCTGTTTGAGAAGTGTATGCGCGGAGATCCGACAGATAATATCTTTTCCGCCTATCCGGGTGTTAGGACGAAAGGTTCCAAAAACAAAATTGGTCTCACTGAAGCTTTTGCTGACAAACATAAAAAAGGATATGCTTGGAATAACCTTATGCTTCAGCGATGGACAGACCATAACGGTGTGGAACATAGAGTCCTAGATGACTATGAACGCAATCGAGTACTAGTGGATCTCGCTGCACAACCTGATGATGTTAAAGCAAAGATTGCTACAACTATAGCAGAAGGTTCTGTTAAAAAGTCCAAGCCAATGGTAGGCGCACAGTTCTTAAAGTTCTGCGGCAAATATGAATTAAACAGACTAAGTGAACATAGTCAACAGTATTCAGAATTTCTAGGTGCGGAGTATCCTGGATGACGGATAGATATAGAATTGTTAAATTCGAAGACGGAAATGGTGTAACTTTTTACACCATACAAATAGAAGTGCGATGGTTGTTTGGTTATAAGTTTTGGCGCACACTCAAATCCTACAGCCCAGACGGCGCCTGTTCTGCCACTAAAATGTTTGACACATCGGAAAAAGCACAACAATATGTTCGCGGCAGGAATTGGACCACTACAGTAGTCGAAGAAGGTGCCTTATGACCATTCGTGAAATCAATCAAGACGATCCTGATTTTTTTGTTCATGACAATTTAAAAATGGCTGCTCGCGCTGCTTTGGTTATTCATCCCGAATGCCCTAAAGATCATGCTTTAGTAATACATCAAGCCCTAGCAAGAAATTACATCAGTCTGCGCAGTCATGTTTATGACAAAGAACTTGTATGGGAAGAGTTAAGTAAATGATCACTTGGCTTGTATTAGCCTTGCTGTTTTTCAAACACTTTTTAGCAGACTTCTGCTGGCAAAGTGACAGAATGATCAAAGACAAAGGGCACCTCGGTCGTATTGGTGGTTTGCAACATGCCGGATTACATGGTGTATTGACTTATGTAATTCTAATGCATTTCTTAAACATCCAGGCCTGTATAATAATTGCCGTATTTGATAGTGTCATGCACTATATCTTTGATTTTATGCATCGTAGAGCCACAGTAAAAATAAATGTTGAATCTAACGCATTTTGGTTCTGGATCGGTCTTGATCAGTTCTTACATGCTATGACATATTTGATTATTGGTTTTACAGTTTCTTTTTTAATGGCAGAATATATATGATTAAAAACATTTATGGTAATAGTATGTGGATTGAGGTTAGCACTGGTAATCAATCTATGCCTTATATTAATAATACACAGCCAATCGCAGGCATGATAAGATGTAATTCAATGATGCAAAGACTTGAAGTTTATGACGGCAATAATTGGGTAGAAATTGGCAATGGGCAGGCTCATATTGATCTCAGCGAACAGGCTAAACAAGTTTTATCTTGGGCGTATGACAAAATGGGTGAAGAAAATAGATTAAAAGAATTGTTAGCAAAACATCCTGGACTAAAAGATTTAAACGATAAGTTTGAAATAATGAAAGTATTGTGTCAAGAAGAGGAGAATCAACAATGAATTGGTTACGACGAGCATTAAGAAATTGGTTACAACAAGAAGAACCAGTACAGTTAAGAGAAACGGTAGTGGCAGGAAGAGATACTCCTAGACAAGATGGTTTAACCTTCTGTTTGTATCGGGCAGTGGGTGGGCATGTTCTTGAAACAAGAATATATAATTCCAAAACTGATCGTCATGAAGGTACCTTGTATATGATTCACGATGACGAGGATTTTGCCAAACAGGTGGCACAGGCAATTATGTTGGAGCAAATGAAACTATGAGCAATTACACAATAGCAGGTGCAGCAATGGCACCAATTACAGCAGCACAGATTAGTCAAATTGATCTAGGTGGATATTCAGTAGGTGAAAAAAAATTACCAAATAAAAAAATCTCGTTTGATGTGCATACCGCACACAATGGTTATGTTATTAGAGTATCACAAAATACATTTGGCATAGAGGATGACATGTATGTGATAAACGACGATCAAGACCTAGGACAAGAACTTGGAAAAATTATTACACACTTTACACTATCAAAACATGAGTGAACGAGTAGCCAAACCAGTGATTAAAAATAAATTCTGGGTAGTAGAAGATCACGGACAAAAGATAGCTACAATTCAAGCTCGCGATGACGGTGGGTTTGTCTATGTACATGACGAACAAAGAGAATTTTTTCCTACTGTTAAAATATTAAAACAAAAATACAATATTAAATTTGGTTCTCTTGAAAAACTTAAAAGAGAAAATAATAAAACAGTGTACGGTTATCCTATAAGTGGTAAATCTTTCAATGAAGTATGGGATGTACAAAGACGGGTGCCAATTTATAGTAAAACAGCTAAAAGCAAAAGTTTATTCTGTGCAGGATACTATCTAGTAAAATTAAATGGAAATTGGGCGGAACAGTATTGTCCAAAAAATATTACTTTGAGTAGATATGAATTTCAAGGCCCGTTTAAGACTAAAGAAGAAATGCTACATAATTTAAGGAAGTATAATGCAAAAATTAAGCATAGCAATTAAAAATTTTAACGATAGAGTTAAAATCATGAATCAAACTGGCAGTAAACAACTTATATTATCTGTAGATGAAGCTAGAAATTTACATTCAGATATTTTTGTTTTACTAGCTAATATTACAGAATTACAAACTGGTGCCCAAACTGTAGCGGTTACTCCTACAAGCTTAGATGGAGGTGGTTTTTAACTTAAACTACCCAGAAAATTGCATAAATACATAGTTCAAGGAACACAAGATGTCTAGACCTAAACCTACAGTACTGTTAGAGCATGTAAATAAATCTAACTATAAAAGCGATCAAGTTCTTAGCAGTGAAGGAATTTGGGCAGTATTCTACGACAACAAACCCATCAATTTAAAAAGTTC